TATTCGGCTGATAATATGAAGAACTCAACCTTATGGTCTGAGGCTTGCCGCCTCGCGCAAAACCCCAAGGTCTCCGCAAGGATTAAGGATATCCAAGCCGATATGGAGCAATCGCAACGCATGAGGCTACTCAGGCGCGAGGAATGGGTTTTGAAATCACTGCAAGAGGAAGCGGTATCAGCTGACAATGCCTCTTCTAGAATTAGGGCGTTGGAGCTGGTTGGCAAAACGATTGGGATGTTTACCGACAGGGTTGAGCAGACCGACACGACAGAGCGAACCGCCTCTGAAATTGAACGTGATCTGAGGGCGAAACTTGATCGGCTGATCGGATCGTGATTAGGGCCGTTTCGGGACTATCTGGTTTTCGTTGGGGGCTGGCTTCCTATGCACGAAGCCTTGGTGACCCCACCTACCCCCATCCACCCCATATAGTCATGCGCCTACCCACGCACCCTACATGAGGTTCTGCACATACGATGACAGATATTTTAGTAAAGCCCTCCCCTTGTGTAGGCGTCTGCACCATTGATGAAGTTAATAGTCTGTGCCTAGGGTGTAACAGAACTATAGAGGAGATATCCATCTGGGACGATTTAACGCCCTCTGAGGCGGTCTTGATGATGGAAGTGGTGCGTACCCGTACCCTTTTTCTCTGGCAGGCGTGGGAGGAGATTGAGAGGCCCACCCTTCAGTAGAAAAGAAGGGTAGGAATCCTAGGGGGTAAAAAATTTTTTTCAAAAAATTTCAAACTAGGTCTTTTCCCCGTATGGGTCTTCTAGTTTTTCTTTGTTAAACTTCTCACCTTCGGCTTTTGCTTTTCTCTCGCAATCTATTCTGAATAGACTGTTGATGGAGTATTGACCCTGTAGGCCGTATGTTTCGCATATCGTTTTTGCCTGCTCCGCTGCTAGAACCGAATGTGTTGGATTTGTCATCGGCTCACCATTCACAGCAACGCAGTATTTCATATCGTAGTTTGGCCCCGGCGATCTTAACACTGAGTAGATAGCCATTTTGTCCCCCTATTCGTTTGTCACTATGACCCACTTCACATTGTTCTCCGTGCTGGTTGTTCTAAAGTTCCCTGCCTTTGACCAGTCTATCCTGTGTATGCCCTCGTCAAATGCATAGTTGATTTGCTTATCTTCCATAAGCTCCACATCATCTGTTTTGCTGTAGTGATGTATTCCATATGCCAAAGCACCTAAAATTAACAAAGATTCCATTTTTGTCTCCTAAGTTCCATATAACTTTTTACCAGTTGTTATCTATTGATTCGATAACATCTTCCCACTCAGCCACCTTCTTTAGCTCTTCAATAACAGCCTCTACGATATCGGAATGTTCCCCGATACCTGAAGGGTTTTCCACATAAACATCAATGTTTGTTTTATGCACGGCTATTTTGCCCTCGGCGTACTTTCTAGCAGCACCAAGAATGTCAGGGTGTGTATCACGCATCATCATCTCCCAAAGTAAGGTTCCCATATGCTTCCTTAGCAGCTTGTTCTAAATCGTCTTCTGCATAAAGATTATCAAATATTTGATTAACATCAAGTGTATAGTCAAGATCTGATTTTGAATAGTGTATATGCTGTGATGGCAGGAAGTCTGGTGCGCCTTCACCTGTTTCAAACCAAGCTGGGTGTGTCACCCTTACCCGATTGTTTGGTAGTGCCACTATATTCCCTGTCCACTCACCAGCATCAAGCAGTTCTAAAACATGGCTTTGTTTGTGCTGTGCCGGATCATCGGCTATCTCGCTATCAGTGTAATCAACAGTGAAATAATATTTAGCTGGGTAGAACTCACCATCAACCTTTACAATCCAAGGACATGGTGTTGCTCTGTTTAATGTGTAAACGGCGTGGGTGTGAGACATACAGTCCCAAGGCTGTGCAGCGTGTACTGGCATAGGCTCAGGCCATTCATCAAACGGAGTGTCTCCGACCAGTGCAGTTATTGGCATTCTCGCCCACATGGCACCGCCGTGGACATTATCCTCATCCGTGTCATCGGATTCACAACCTGTGAATATAACCTGAAAACTCAGGCACCGATTTGGCATTGTTGTCACAGCAATACACATAGCGTGTAAAAACTCGCCGTGGTAGTTCACATGATTACATGTATATTCACGCCGCACCCAACATTTGAAGTGTGGTATGTTGCTTTGTAAAAAAGGCATCTTTGTCTCCCGAAAAAACCCTTAGTTAGTATATTATAATATATTAATCATATATTATATAATATATTATATATATTGGGGAGAAAAAAATGAACTGTTGGCACTGTAAAACAGAGCTTATTTGGGGTGGGGATCACGACATTGAAGAGGAAAATGAGTTCTACTCAATGGTGACAAACCTGAGTTGTCCTAAGTGCGATTCTCACGTTGATGTATATTATCCAAAAGAAAACATGGACGGGGATAGCTAATTGGGTTTATAGAAGATATACTTTCATGGGGTGTAAGTCTCCCAACACCCCCGGCGGGTTGAGCGAGTCCTCTCCGCTCCCCGCCGTCATTATTTTTTAAGGATCTGTTATGTCTGACAATATTATACATTTTCCAAAGAGCAGCATCCCTGTTGATGATGATCCTCTTGAGCCTAATGATATGCTAAACAATATCTGTGAAGAGGTTGATATGATGGAAGCCCTTGTTGTTGGCTGGACAAAGCAGGGAAGATTGTTTGTAGGCACATCTCATGCAAAAGCCCCTGATATGGTATTTTTATTAGAGCTTGCTAAGTCGGTTTTATTGTCAAGGTGTTTAGGAGAGGAAGATGTTTGAAGCCGCAATACTTGTTTGCCTTGCTTCATTGCCTGATTTTTGTGTTGAACTGATGGACAACAGAGGGCCGTATCCAACAAATCAACAGTGCATAGAGAGGGTTGCTGAAATGATACACGACACCAAAAGAATCGGGCCAGAGTATTTTACAGCAAATTATAAATATAGCTGTGAAAAAACAGATATGCTAGGCACATGAAAGAACTTGCTGCCGTAAAATCAAAAATCAATCAACTGCCACTAGAAGATCAAAAAGAGATGCTTGATCTTTTACTTGAGCTTGAGAATGCAAAAGAGAAAGAGGCGTCAAGAGAGGACTTTCTAACTTTTGTAAAAAAGATGTGGCCTGCATTTATTGGGGGCAAGCATCACGAGATTATGGCGGATGCGTTTGAGCGTGTTGCAAATGGAGATCTAAAACGTCTGATAATAAATATGCCGCCAAGACACACCAAGTCAGAGTTTGCGTCTTTTTTATTTCCGGCTTGGTTTTTAGGTAGATACCCAGAAAAAAAAATAATTCAAACTGCACACACGGCAGAACTTGCTGTAGGATTTGGTCGTAAGGTAAGAAACCTTATCGGTCAGGAGGACTTCCAACAGGTTTTTCCGGGTATAGAGTTATCCTCTGACTCGAAAGCTGCTGGAAGATGGAACACAAACAAGCGGGGTGATTATTTTGCTATTGGTGTTGGTGGTGCAGTTACTGGTAAAGGTGCTGACGTTCTCATTATTGATGACCCCCACTCGGAGCAGGAGGCGGCACTGGGGGCTTACAACCCAGAAGTCTACGACAAAGTGTATGAATGGTACACATCAGGCCCAAGACAAAGGCTGCAACCGGGTGGATCTATAATAATTGTTATGACAAGATGGTCTACAAGAGACCTGACTGGCAAAATAATTAAATCTGTAACCCAAAGAGAGGGTGTTGATGACTGGGAAATTATAGAATTGCCAGCAATCATGCCTTCTGGAGATCCTTTATGGCCTGAGTTCTGGCCTTTAGACCAATTAGAGGCTCTAAGAGCTGAATTACCAGTGTCAAAATGGTCTGCACAGTACCAGCAAGACCCTACTTCCGAAGAAGGTGCGCTAATTAAGCGTGAATGGTGGCAGGAATGGGAAAAAGATGACCCTCCAGCCTGTGAAGCCATCATTCAAAGCTGGGATACGGCCTTTTTGAAGACACAAAGAGCCGATTATAGCGCTTGCACAACGTGGGGAGTGTTTCAACACCCTAATGAAAGTGGTGATTTGCAACCAAATCTGATATTATTGGATGCATACAAGGAAAAACTGGAGTTTCCAGAGTTAAAACGCGCTGCGTATGACAAATATTGGGAGTTTGAGCCAGATCAGATGATTGTTGAGGCAAAAGCCTCTGGTTCTCCTTTGATTTTTGAGCTTAGGGCTATGGGAATACCTGTGACAGAGTTTACCCCGTCAAGAGGACAGGACAAAATAGCCCGTGTAAACGCTGTTAGTGATCTTTTTGCTAGTGGTGTGATATGGTGTCCGCCAACTAGGTGGGCTGACGAGGTAATAGAGGAATGTGCTGCTTTTCCTGCTGGCGATAATGATGATTTGGTTGACTCCACAACTCAGGCATTGTTGAGGTTTCGTCAGGGCGGTTGGATTAGAAGCACTATGGATGAGTGGGATGACGAGCCAAAGTACAAAAGACCAGTTTCATATTATTGATGATAAATCGGGAATATACAGATTTATTTCACACAGAGAGATAAAAATTTTTAAGAGTTTAGGGTGGAAAGTTGTAAGTAACATGGAAGGCTCCCATCATGCCCGCCATGCTGTTATAATGAAAAAACCCGATACCGAGAAAAAGGAAACATAAAATGGCTATTGAAAAACCAATGGTGCCATCATCCGTTGATGTTGAGGGTACGGATGAAGTTAGTGTCGAGATTGTTAATCCTGAAGCAATAAGTATCGGTAACGATGATGGGGCTATGATTATTGATTTCACGGGAGAGGTCGCAGAAGACATTATGGGGCCAGACCATGATGCAAATTTAGCAGAGTTTATTGAGGAGGCTGATTTACAGTCTTTGGCCTCTGAATTAATAGAAGATTTTATTTCAGACAGGCAATCCAGAAAAGACTGGGCTAGGGCATATGTTAAAGGTCTTGATCTTCTTGGTATGAAGATTGAGGAAAGGACTCAACCTTGGCAGGGCGCTTCAGGTGTGTTCCACCCGGTGCTTACAGAGGCAACTGTAAGGTTTCAGGCTCAGGCTATGGGTGAGATATTTCCAGCTTCAGGGCCAGTGAGAGTTAAACTTATTGGTAAGAAAGATTACGAAAAGGTAAAGCAGGGCGAGAGAGTTGAACACGAGATGAATTATCTTCTCACCGAGGAGATGACAGAATATCGTGATGAAACTGAGCAGATGTTGTTTAGGCTCCCGCTTGCAGGATCATCTTTCAAAAAAGTTTATTATGATCCGATTATGGAGCGACCGTGCGCCATGTTTGTGCCTGCTGAGGATTTTGTTGTTTCTTACGGCGCATCAGATCTGAACACATGCCCGCGTTACACTCATGTAATGAAAAAGACACCAAACGAAATAGTAGAGCTTCAAGTTAACGGTTTTTACATTGATGTAGATCTTCCAGATCCTGAGCCAGATATTTCAGACATACAAGAAAAATATGATGAGATCGAGGGAGAGGTCGCTGTACTTGAAGAGGATGATAGGCACACGCTTCTTGAAATGCACGTTGATCTTCTTATGCCTGAGCCTTTCGAGGACAAGGATGGTATAGCCAGACCGTATATTGTAACTATAGATAAGTCGTCAGAAACAATCTTGGCGATTAGAAGGAATTGGTATGAGGACGATTCTAAGAAGCGTAAAAGACAACACTTTGTTCACTACAGATACTTACCGGGCCTTGGGTTCTATGGAACGGGTCTTATTCATCTTATTGGTGGTCTTGCTAAGAGTGCCACAAGTATTCTTCGTCAACTTATTGACGCGGGTACGCTCTCTAACCTTCCGGCTGGCCTCAAGGCTCGCGGACTCCGTATTAAGGGTGATGATTCGCCTCTCATGCCGGGTGAGTTCAGGGATGTTGATGTACCGGGTGGTGCAATTAGGGATAGCATCGCATTCCTTCCTTACAAGGAGCCGTCCTCAGTATTATATCAGCTTCTCGGAAATATCGTGGAAGAGGGGAGACGGATTGGCTCCGTTGCTGATGTACAAATTGGAAACCTCAACCCACAAGCTCCGGTCGGAACTACACTCGCGCTAATGGAGCGCAGCATGAAGGTTATGTCTGGTGTTCAGGCAAGACTTCATCATGCGTTAAAAAATGAACTTCGTTTACTGGCAAACATCATAAAAGATTATATGCCATCACAATACTCTTATGAAACAGATGGTGACTTTAACAGACAAGAGGATTTTGATGGTCGTATTGATGTCATACCTGTGTCTGACCCTAATGCCGCTACTATGTCTCAAAGGGTTGTTCAGTATCAGGCTGCTATGCAACTAGCGCAGCAAGCACCGCATCTTTATGATCTTGGTAAATTACACAGGCAAATGCTTGAGGTTCTTGGAATTAAAGACGCTGAAGAAATAATTAAGTTACCTGATGACATTGATTCGGCAGATCCTGTTAGTGAAAACATGTCCATTTTGAAACAAGAGCCAGTCAAGGCGTTTAAGCATCAGGATCACGAAGCACATATTTCTGTGCATTTAGCTGCGGCTGAAGATCCAAAACTAAAAGAAATCGTTGGTCAATCACCGTTTGCTGGGGCGATACAAGCTGCTTTAGCCGCTCACATAACAGAGCATGTTGCATTCCAGTATAGAAGAGAAATAGAAAAGAAC